CGGCGTGTTTCGATTCGGCATTAGAAGGCAGTATTCATGTCAGGCAGCACCAAAAGCTGACTACGTGTATAATGAGTTGCTTGAGTGCCGTCCTCGGAATGCGACCGTGCACTTTAGACAGTTGTCTGTTCCTAGTCTTTGGGACCACTGTTACAAAACATATAAGACTGTTTTTGGACCCAGTTTTCAGCACTCTGGTGTTGTTTATGGTTCGTCGTCACATAATTCTGGTGTCATGCTATTCCGCGCCGGTGCCGCTAGGGGTACTTTGTTGGAAGACCAAGAATTGTGGAGGCGTCAGGTGGTATCCTGCCAGGAGGGCGGTAATCATTGGGAAGTAATCAAAAAACGAGTCGATGCCCTTTTACTGGGTAAAGAAGTTCAGACTATGATCGAGGAGTACGCACATATGCCACATCCTAAACGTAAGTTGCGCATTCGTGCATACAACGAACTTAGGGACACTGGTGTCATACATACGTACTGTAGATACACTGACGATATCACCGCAAAGATGAAAATCCCTGAATACGCCAAACCAGGTAAACCTGGGAGGATAATTGGTGATTATGCATGCCCCGCTTCTCTTCTTGCTGGGTACATGTATGAACAGATGAAGGAGGCACTTTCTAGTGAATTTATGGTGGGCAACATCGTTTGCCAGTTTGTGAAAACACCACGGCTGTCCACTTTGGATAGTGTGTTTGAACAGCTCATCAATTCACGAAAGAACGTGTTAGTCTTCTTTTCCGACGATGCTTGTTTCGCTGTCACAATTGACGGTGTGCGTCGGATGTTCAACCTTGACATCAGTAAGTGTGATGCTAGTCATGGTTCCTGCATTTTTGATATCATTCCAACAATGGTATCCGAACTCGCATGGAAAGATTTAGCCACTGCTTCAGTTGAGCAGTGCACACGCTGGAATACGGTTTATTCACCAAAGGACCCAAATTATGGTAAGCGGAAGAAGAAGTTATTTATGTATCGCAAGTGTGGGCAACCTATGTTGTCCTCCGGTTGGAGTGGAACTACTTTGATCAATTGTGTAGCCGTCATCAAGATAGCTGAACAGATTGCAAAGTTACCCTTTGATAATCCCGAAACACTTGAGAGAGATATAAAACTTGCTGCTAATTCCGCGGGCTATGTGGTCACCGCCGAATTTTGCCACTCATACCACTCACTCCAGTTCTTGAAACATTCGCCTGTTCGCGACGCGTCAGGTAGGCTACGCGCAATACTAAATCTTGGTGTGGTCCTACGTACGCTAGGTCAGTGTGATGGTGATCTACCTGGTCGGGGTGATATTGACAGGAGAGCTCTTGAGTTCAATAGTAGCGTTATTCGTGGGATGTGTTACATGGGAAACCATTGTATCCACACTGCGTTGCGAAAAAGATTCAACCTCCACGTGGCTCCCCGAGCGTCCTTTCTTTCCAGTAATATCGTAATTGATAGAGCTGATGTGGAGGTTGATGACTCGGAAGTGTGTGTACGTTATGGCATTGCATTGAGTGATTTGCATGAACTTGTGAGATACATTGAGTACTCCGAGATCGGTGATCGCATTCATTGCAATGCCTCTGCTAGGATACTGGCGGTGGATTACGGTCTTTAACCAACACACAGTGCACCGTCTGGTGCCTCCTCGGCTTTGTCATGACCCCAGGAGTAATATGCGTTATAAGATTTGACAGGGAAGTACCTCGCT